CCCAGCTGAAATAAGGATAGAAAAACCGCTTGTTAACCATCCGCTGCTTCAAGAGGCTAGCCATCTCCTGTTTACGAGGCAACGTAAAATTGACGCCCTCAACATTCAGGATTCCAGCGTTTACCATATCCTCTACAATATAGTCGCCAACGCCGGTTTTGTCAGCACGCAAACAACGGAATTCACCAATCCTATCTTGGATAACTTTAATCCAGCCGATAACGCTGGCGTAAGGCACTTCATGAGGCCAAATCTTTAGATACCGCAGAAAATACTTTGTCTCCACATCTTCGATCAAAGCAAAGGCAGAATAGTCCTGATGCTTAGCAAAATCGAGGCCTGCAAAGAAGTTTCCGCTATGATCAACATCCATACGAAAGAGCTGCAAATCCTCGCCGCACGTCTTCACAGTGCCGATACATTTTGTGATAAGAGATTGGCTTAGCCATGCTGTTTCGTCTTCTGCCCATTCAGCCTCCATCTCCCTTTTCCAGCGCCAAGGATCCTCCGCAAACTGCCGTCGAATCTTGTCGAGAATGTTTTTTCTCAGTGGACCATTAGGCTCCTGAGCTTGCTGCCACGGTACATGACTTGTCACAAAATCTTTGAAGTCTTTATGAGTAAAAATCTTGTAGAATATAGAATCGGTGTTCCATGGTGTGCTGCTGCAAATGAATTTTCCATCTGTCGTGCCCAACGTGAAAAGAATAGCATCGTACATGTCTTCGTCGTTGGGAAGAAAATTCATTTCGTCAACATACACGATCTGAAGCGTTGGACCCCGAATAGTATCCGGATTGTTAGGAAAAGCCTCAATAACTGAACCATTAGTGAAGCGGATAACTGTTCGCAACGGCTTTAAACAGAAGCCTTGAGGCAACCTTTTCAGGAAATAAGTTATTCTGCGGATAATATACTTTGCTTGACGAAGACTAGGCCCCACAACAGCTATGTAACTGTCCGGATGCGTCACAGCATACCATAAAAGCAGAGCTGCTATAATCCAGCTTTTGCCACTCTGACGGCACCAACGAGCAGCAACAAACTGATTATTCAAGAATTTTCGGATTAAATCCGCCTGATACTCCGTAGGATCAAAACCCACAACCTGCCTAAAAAACTCTACAGGATCATCACTAAGCCCCTGCGCACGCGCAACTTCAGCCTCTTCGACAATTCGAGCACTTTCCTGCAGCTGATACCATCTAGGCATTATATCCTTAATCCGCATTGCTCTGGGCTTTTGCGAGTTTCTCATATTTTGCCTCCAACTCAACCAGTTTCGCTTCTATCTCCCTGTAATTGACGTAATCAACAAACAGATCCTTATACGTCCGAGCGAGAGTAGCCACAGCACTAAGCCGTTGAACCTCAACTTTGTCAAGCCCCTCTTGCGCACCTGCCTTTAAAGCAGCAGCCAAAATCTGCAACGCCTCCTCTACAGTCAGCAAATCCTCTGGAATCTTAAGCGCATTTGTTGTTGTTCGAGACTTCCTAGGACCCTTAACAACAACATTTAAGCCCAAACGATGCGCTTTCATCCGCACAGCGTCCACACTACGACCTAACTTGCCAGCAATAACCTCCAAGCTCTCCCTTGCACCAACCAGCTGCCGCAACCTTTGAACATCCGCTTTTTTCCATCTAGGCATGGCTTCCAATCAGCACCCCGCTTATCGTTCCAATCAACCCGGTGATTGTGGAGAAGATTTCGTTGCTCCAGCTCCCTAAAACAACAAGGTGCGCAACCTCCAAAACTGACAAGCAAACAGTCATGCCAATAGCAAATTTTACGCCCCAAACAAGCTTCTCATTAGGCTCCTCTTGAATAACACTCCCACGACTGATGCGTTTCCGTGTCAAGGCTCGCTTAATCGGGTCTGCCATGTGTGCTCACCCTCCGCTGAAAAGTGCGCTGGTGACTGAATGCCCTGCGCCCGCCAAGCAAGAAACTGTTAACAAGCTTACCCGCTACCTGCTCAGAAATATGCTCCTTAGCTATGACAGCCACGTTGACAGCCCAACTCAACGGGATAGCCGTATAATCCAAATCGTACAGTCCATCAGAATACTTGAAGCTGTTCTGCGCCAAGACAATATGCTTCGTTTTGTCACCGATCAACCCAACAAAGACCCCCCAACTCATCACAGGCACATCAATACTCACGCCGCTGCCACTACTCTTTCCCACGGATGCGTCATACCACTCAACGCAAATCAAGTCTCCAGGATTCACTTTCGCCAAAATTTTTCGCAAATTTTTTCTAGGCAAATTAATTCACCGTCTCCAAACCCTGTTTGATTTTGCCTGCCACACTCAAGTTGCCTTTCTCATCCAAAGTCATCAGCACCTTGCCCTTATCGTTCAGAAACGCCAAGCCCTTGCTGTAGCCTAGCTTTTCAGCTTCAGTTATGCGAAAATCATTGGCAAATATGGCGTCTGCAAGCTGCCAATTCGCACAGTTAACGCTGTTAGTTACGATACCGCCCTGGAAGGTTATTTGCCCAGTGAAAACATTAGGGATTCTAGCTTCAGCAAGCACCCCACTAGTGACATCGCCTGCAGCATGACCGTGACCTGCTGGACTGTAACGACCATTCGGGTTAACATACATGGGATCGAAGCCTGCACCTTGAGCCTCAAGAACATAGCCCGCTGTTCCTTCAGGAAGCCTAGCTAAAGGAAACTTGCCGCTTGTAATCTTGGAAGTTGGTAGGTTGGGTATATCAGCCACGGCAAGAAATGCATACATGGGATCGTATCCGGCTCCGTATGCCCTCAGGAATTTCCCAGCGTCATCTCTTGGCATCCGAGCTAACGTAAACTGTCCACTGGTGATTATGGCTGCGTCTGCAAAGACATTCTGCAATACCCGAGCTGGAGTAATAACTATATTGTCGCTTGCGTAGTCGCCTATGTTCAGCTGCGCCAATCTTCCGTAACTGGTAACAAACAGATATTTAGTGTGCGCTTCTTTCCAACGTTTTGTCTCAGAACCAAAAACTCCATGCTCATCATCCGTTGGACTGAACTGATGATCAACAACTGCGCTGCCATCTATGTTTTTTGTTCTAAAGTTAGTTATTGCTGCGGTGTCGCTTCGTGGACCAATATAGGTTGGTGAGATCCAATCGGGTATGCCTCCGCCACCACCGCCTCCACCCCCACCTCCCACAAGGCTTCTAAGCCCAGCCTTTGTTCTCATCAACTTCTCAGCGGTGATAGTTGTGGATCGGAGACCATACAGATAATCAGCAAGCATTGGCTTCTCTTTTCCCAGCTCCAAAGCGATCTCCAGAGTTTGCTCTGCAGCGATTACATGATATTCAACGGTTATTACCCGAAAGTCAGAGTCTATATTTTCGTTCGGAAGGACAACATGAATCTTGTCTCCAGCTAAAATTGGCGTTGTAGCGTAGTCGATAATTGTGCTTCGTAATGTCACAAATTCTGCAGGGTCTTCTAAGTAAGCAAGCAAAGCCTTAGCTCTCAAATCACATTCGTTGTCACTGTGGAGTTCCTCATCCACTTCCACCAGTTCACGCACACCATACGCTGTTTGACTAGTTGTCGGCTCCTCTTCCTCTAGTGGTCGTCTTGCTTCCCATCTGCAATGATTGAAGAAAAAGTTGTCTATCCAAAAGCTTCCAGTTCCAGAGCCTGAGCCGAAGTAAGCATAAAAGAATATCTTCTTGATGCTCTCCCAATTGAAAGGCTGACTATTAAAGACGCTGTGGGTCCACTGGTCACTATTCTTCTTTCCCGCAGCGAAAGATTGTAGACTCCATTTGTCAGGAGTAGCTGCGATGTCTTTCCACACTTTTGACCCCGCAGAATCTTCAAGCTCAACTTTGATTGAGCCAGCAAAATTTTTGTCCTTCTGTAACTTAATCTGGAACGTGAAACTAGGATACTTGTTAGCATCAACCTCCTTCCCAGCAGCAAAGGTAAAGACTGCGCAACCCCAATAATCTAAACTCTCAGTTCGATGCTCAAGCGATTTAGAACCTACAATTACATGGTCAGCTGAGGTTTCAACGTAAACGTTACCGCATCCTGTGCCGCTTGTCCACTGCCCATCCGGAGCATCAACGGGACCATCAGTTTTTGTCAAGTCTTCCGTGTCAGCGTCCTTA